AAAAATTTACCAGCAGTGAGGGGTAGGTTTTCTGGAGCAACATCAAGTAATTATTATGGATATTTTGGTGGTGGATACACCCCAGGAACTACTAGAATTTGCACAATTACAAGACTTGATTTTTCCAATGAAACTGTAAGTGATCCTGGAAAAGATTTACCAACGGTAAATACTAATTGTGGAGGAGTTTCTAGTAATAATTATGGATACTTTGGTGGAGGTTATAGATTTAGATCTTCTCCACCTGTACCAGCACTTAGATTGTGTACTATTACAAGACTTGATTTTTCTACTGAGAATATAAACAATATATCAGGTCAATTATTGGAGTTTGGTATAGACAGTATGGCAACAGTTATGAATAATTCTTATGGATATTTTGGTGGTGGTTTAACTGTGGCACCATCTACTGCTGTCTCTAATATCACAAGACTTGACTTCTCTAACGAAACTACAAGTTCTCCTTCGACTAAATTGCCAATAAACAATTATGAATTAGCAGCACTTTCTAGCAGTTCTTATGGATATTTTGGTGGAGGTCTTGGACCAACTTCACTGAACACAATCAATAGATTGGATTTTTCAAATGATACTCTAAGTCCTCCTGGAAAAAATCTACCGACTGCAAGATATAGACATTCAACAGTTTCAAGTAATTTTTATGGGTATTTTATTGGTGGTTGGTTTCCTATAGTTAATACTGTTTCAAGAATTGATTTTTCAAATGAAACTATGAGTCTTCCTGGTAAAGATAATCTTACCCAGATAAGTCAGTCAGCAACATTCTCAAACTCAAACTAAATAAAAATATCTATACTATTCTATTATGAATGATATTCTTGCGAATGTTTTAATTCAACCTAAAGTTGTAACAGGGGAAGGATTAAAGTTTTTGACAGATCATATGATAAGTTCTCATAAGGAGCAAATGGCAGTCTTTGATGCTGAAAAGAGTGATGAAACAAGAGAAAGACAATCCAAGATAGATCTAAATGCAAGAAACGTAAAGTGTGCAGATCTTCTTCCAGTCTTTCCGCAAGTTAAAGGTCTTCTTGATGATATTGTAAAAAATGTGATCAATCCATTTTATAAATTTGAAGTCAGAGATAGTGAAGAACCTCAACTACTTTGCTATGAACCTGGAGGGCACTATAAACCTCACAATGATGCTGAAGGTTTATGGACAAATCCAGATGGAACACAAATATGGAAAAAGACAATTGATCGTGATTTATCCACAGTTCTTTTTCTAAACGATGATTTTGAAGGTGGATATTTTTCTTTTCCTGATTTAAGAATTAAGATTAAACCAGAACCTGGACTTCTTGTATGCTTCCCATCATCAAGATGGTTCACACATATGGTAGAACCTGTAACTTCTGGAAATCGTTATACTCTTGTGACTTGGATGAGAGTCAAAGGATTTAAAACAAAAGAAGAGGTGGATAAAGAACTTGCCGATAAATACAATATAGAGGTTTATTAAAAATGACTCAACTCATCAAACACTACTGGATCAATCGTGAGACTGGTGGGTGGGCAATCGACACCCCATATGGTTTGATGATGCCTAATATTAAAGGATTAGAAACAAAGATTTCTCTTTTTACTCAAGAAAGAGTTCCTTTTTTCTTATCAGAAGTTCCTGATCATTTTGAGTATGAAGTTACTGTTTCTCAAGAACAACTTACTGAGTATCAGAATAATTCAAATATTACAATCGTAAGTTCAACTGAAAGGCAAGTTGAAGTTCCTGTTTTTGAACGTCCAGATGTAGAACCAACTGGAGAAATAAGAACAGAAACTGTCTATGATGTGATTTATAGAGAGTCTTATATTCTTGAAGAGTCGGAAGGTCTTCAAATTTTAACACAGCAAGAATGGGATTCTGAAATTTCTACTTTTGATTCTCATAGAACACAAGAAAGATATAATATTCTCAGAGAAATTCGTGATAGAATATTAGAAGTGACTGATTGGATGGTTATTAGAGATTTAGAACAGAGTGAATCTGTATCTGCAGAGTTCAAAACTTGGAGACAAAATCTAAGAGATCTTCCAAATTCTCAAACATTCCCAACAGGATTTCCAACTTTACCAACTGAACTTCAAGGACATTCTGAAATTAATGCTTTGTATGGTAGGTTTGATGAAGTAAAATCTATTCCTATGATTCACGATCCATTAAGTAATTGATAACATTTTTGATTTTTATCATACGCATATTCTGCACACTTTCCATTCTTTCTTACGAAGTGAAGAAAAAGTTGCATAAATCTATCATTCTCATGAGTTCTCATCGGACTTCTCCAGTGTGGTACATCCATCCCAAGATATACTAAACCACATCCAACTGGAGTTACGACTGATTGTTTTTTACCTTCTAAGTCCTTAAGTTTAATTGGCCATGCAGCATCCCCACAGATGTTCATCGTGACTGAGATTTCGCAAGAAGGACGATCTGTATGACAATTCATCCATCCTTTATTATGATATGTCGTAGAGAACCAATAAGATGGTATGAGTTCCTCACCTACAAGATTCTCTAAGACTGGTTGAATTCTTTTCATTACAAATGCACATGCTGGTGGGGCATAGCAAGTTAACACATTCCCTCTCTCTGGATCATAATGAGTTTTTAACCCACCTAAATCATGTATGGCTCCCATCAAATTTTTATATTTGATTTGCAAAGCTTCCTCTTTTGTGATAATATTAGGAATATAATACCATCCTTTTTTCAAAAAACTGCTCATAATTTTTCCATATATTTCTTTATTTATTTTCAATCTTATGAATAATTTTGCAAAACTTGCACTGGAAAATGGTGGATCTATTCATCCTTTAATTCTTCCTGCGAGTGATTTAAAAGGACCATCACTTACCAATCCATCTGTCTACAATGACAATGGCAGAATTCTTTTGAATTTAAGGAACATTAATTACACTTTATATCATTCTGAAAAGAAAAAATTTGAGCACCATTGGGGTCCATTGATTTATATTCATCCAGAGAATGATCTTCATCTTCGCACATGGAACTACATGTGTGAGTTAGATGAAAATATGAGAATCAAATGGCATCACAAAATCGATACTACAAATTTTCCAGATAAAGAACTTTGGGAATTTGTTGGACTTGAGGATGCAAGAATTGTTCGTTGGGATAGGAAACTATATATTTGTGGTGTTAGAAGAGATCTTGATACTGTTGGAACTGGTCGAATGGAACTTTCTGAGATTGAAATTACTGAGAATGGTGTAAAAGAAATTAATCAATATCGTATTCCAACTCCAGGAGATGATAGTTCTTATTGTGAAAAAAATTGGATGCCTATCTTGGATATGCCATTTCATTTTGTCAAATGGACTAATGGAACGGAGGTTGTAAAATATAATATTGAAACAAACACAACAGAGCAAGTTTTTGTTAGAGAGTGGAAAGACTTAGGGTGCATTGATTTGAGAGGAGGATCTCAAGTGATTCCTTTTGAAACTAATCAACATATCACTTTAAATCATGAGACATTTTTGTTTAGAAGTCCTCAAGATAGAAAGGACGGTACTTATTGCCATAGATTTGTTGTTTGGGATGAGGATTGGAATATAATTAAAGTTTCTCCAAGATTTTCCTTCATGAATGCTGAGATTGAATTTGCTGTTGGTATGTGTGAGTATGGTGATGATTACTTAATGACATTTGGTTTTCAGGATAATGCTGCTTACTTGCTTAGAGTTCCTCAAAGAGTTGTAAAGGATTTTATAAATGAGTTTAGATTATAAAAATTGTATTAATTTTGCAATTCCATATTTACCTAAAGATTCACTAGTGATTGATGTGGGTTGTAATATTGATCCAATAGTTGAATTAAATAATGCAGAGTGGGTTGAAAATTGGAATGATGATTTTACTTTTCTTATTTTAAAAAATCTCAATGAAGCAAAATGTATTGGTATTGAACCTTTACATTGGAAAACTTATGAAAATAGATGGAAAAATGATAGTAGAGTTGATCTATTAAAACTTGGACTTTCTGATAAGAATGGAATTGAAAAAATATTTTTTCCTGGAGTTCATCATGTAATCTCTAGTTTTTATATGCAGGAGTGTTTTAGTAATTATAATGTGAAAGAACAAGAGATTGAATGTAAAACTTTAGATACGTTATGTTTAGAAATAGGTTTAGAAAAAATTGATTATTTAAAAATTGATACTGAAGGTGCTGAATATAAGATACTTTCGGGCGCAAGAAATCTTCTTCAAAAACAAAAAATAACTTTTATACAGTTTGAATATGGACTTCCAGATAAAAATATACCATCGGTTGAATTAATATATCAATTATTAGAAGAATATGAGTATAAAAAAGTTTTAGTTTCCGGGAGGGAACAATTATGGACCAACCAAGATACGTATAGCAAGGTTTAACAATTATATGAAAGTTTCTATTGTCTGTGCATGTAAAAATAGAATTAAACCTCTATTAATTTCATTGCAATCTTGGTTATTATATGATGAAATTGAAGAAATTATAATAGTTGATTGGAGTTCAGATGAACCGATTGATTATATTACAGAACTTAGTTCAAAAATTAAAGTAGTTAGAGTTAATGATCAAAACTTTTTTAATCAACCACAACCTTTAAATTTAGCATTAAAGTTTTGTACTCAAGAATTTGTAATGAAAGTTGATTGTGATTATATTCTAAATCCATACTGGAATATTTTTGATTATTATCCTATCAATGATCTTTCTTTTGTTTGCGGCGACACTGATTTGAGTGTTGATCATACAGTTCATCCATACTTCAAATATCTCAGAGGACTTCTTATTGTAAAGAAAAAGTTTTTAGAAGATGTTGGGGGATGGAATGAAAATATGGGAGAATATTATGGCGGAGAAGACGGTGAAGTTGAAAGACGATTAGAAATGTATGGTCTTGAAAAAAGGAAACTAAATTTAGATTATAGTATAATTCATATACCACATTCTAATAAAGAAAGAATTATTAATTTTTCTGGATATCAAAAAGAAATTTTAACCGACGAAGAAAAATATAATATGACTTGCAAATTTTCTGGAGATGAATTAAAATGGAACACAGAATATCTTGTAACACAATATCATATTAATCATAATCTGAATGTATTTTATAATCCAATTGAACATTACTATATTCAACCCAAGACAAATTGGGACATTACTGAATTAACATCGCAAAATTACACCGCTGAAATGATAGGAGAATAAAATGATATTAGATTTTGATTATGTCTATAAAAAATATAATTTAGATATTACTGGAATTTTACATATTGGTGGTCATTATGGAAATGTAATTTCTGACTATCAAAAGTACAACGTAAATAATATAGTTTTATTTGAACCTCTATCAAATAATTTTTCAATACTAACTGAAAATATAAGTAAAACTAATGGCAATATTGTTGCTCATAAGGTTGCCTTAGGTAATGATAATAAAAAAGTTGTAATGAATGTAAGTGATAATGAGGGGCAAAGTAGTTCTGTATTAAATCCTAAAGTTCATTTAACTGTTCATCCAGAAGTTTCATTTATTGGAACTGAAGAAGTTGAAATGAAAAAACTTGATGATTATAATTATAAAAATTATAATATGATGGTTATTGATGTTCAAGGATATGAACTTGAAGTCTTTAAGGGTGGAATAAAAACACTTGAAAATATTAATTATATTTTTTGTGAAGTTAATCGTGATGAAGTCTATGAGGGAAATGCTAAAATAGAAGAAATAGATGAGTTTCTTTTAAAACAAGGATTTGAAAGAGTAGAAGTTGAATGGTATTACAGTCAGGTCTTTGGTGACGCTTTTTATATGAGAACAAATAATAA